GAGCTCGGCGAGGTCCATCAGAATCCCCCTTACACGGCCCCTGCGGGCTCAGGCGCGGCCTGTTGCGCGGCCTGGGCCTGTTGCGCCTGCTGCCCCTGCTCGAGCGCCGCCGCGTGGGCCTGCGCGCCCATCGCCGCCTCGTGCTGCTGATCCATGCCGGCCTGCGCCGCCTCGTGCTGCTGATCCATCATCGTCAGCGCCGCCTCGTGCTGCTGCGCGCCCACCCGCGCCCGCTCCTCGAGGAACAGCGCCATCCGGTCGACCTTCGCGCCGAGCTCGGCGACGGTGATCTTCGTCTCGCGGTCGAGCGCCGCAATCCGCTCGCGCGATTCGAGCTCCATCTGCGTGCGCCTGAGTTCAGTCGTGTATTTCGCGTTGTCGCTCTGGATTTCCTGCGACGCATGTTGCAGGAGTTTTTCGGCGTCATTCAACCGCTGCTGGAGCTGCTGCATCTGCGCCGCGATCGGCGGCGGAATCGCGCCCTGGCCTTGCGCCTGCTGCGTGAGCATCTGCTGGATCGGTGGCGCCAGCATCACCTTCGCGCGCTCGGCCATCTCGAGGTGGCCTGGCCCGTCTTGGTTTTTCAGGAACAAGTCGCCAAACCACGTAATGAGCTGCGGATTCGCCTGAATCAGGTCGGCCATCATCGAGGCCTCTTCCTGCCGGCGAGAATCGAAGGCTTTGGTGACGCGCACGACGACGTTGAAGGTGGCGTCCGGCGTCAGCGTGTAGACGGGCGGCGTCGGCGGCGGCGCCGGCGGGCGCATCATCTGCGGCGGCATCCCTGGAGGCGGTGCGCCCATCGGTCCCGGCGGCGGTCCCCCTGGTCCCAGCGGTGTGGGGGCTCCACCCGGCATGGGAGGCGGCCCAGGCAGACCGGGCATCGGCGGGCCTCCAGGCGCACCACCCATCGGCGACGGCAGCGTGCTCGTCGCCCCTTGTCCCATCATCCCCGGCGGCATCATCGTCGGCGTCGGCCGCTGCCCGATCTGCACGGTCTCGGGCTCGCCCTGGCCGTTGATGATCCGCGCGAGCCGGCCGGGTCGCTTGCCGTAGATCGGATACAGCAGGTTGTTGACGATCTGCCCTTCGTAGCGCATCGACCGCCGCAGGTTATTCAAGAAATGCGACGTGCCGTGTTGCGACTGCGCGATCAGGATCGACGCCATCTTGCCGCTGCGGACGCTGCTGTCCTGGTGGCCGATATTCGGGTCCGGCACGCCCGTCGTGCTCTTGATGGCGTTGTCGAACATCTGCACGCTGACGGCGAGGTCGTTGATCGGCGTGTCGACCGGCGTCCGGAAGGGCGGCGGCGCCGGATTGCCCATCAGGTCCGTCGTCTTGTAGGGCAGCGCCGGCAGCGTGCGCGTCGTCGCCGCCTGATACCACGCGCGATACACTTCCCACGTCCCCTCGGCCACCATCCACGGCGGAATCGGCGTCAGGCCCACCGTCTCGACAAGTTTCGAGACCATCGAGTTGTAGCCCTGGTTGCTATCGCGCGCCGGCCGCACCATACCCTCGGCCCGCCGCTCCTGATCGTAGGGGTGGAGTTCCTCGCCAAGCACTTTCACGATCGGAATGTCCGGCCCACCCCAGTCGGTCTCATCGAGCTTCTGCACGCCGTCGATCTTCGCGAATTTGATCACTTTCTCGCTGACCTTCCGCGTGTCGATCGGGGCCACGTCGTCGTCATCAGGGCGCTCGTCCTGCCACACGAACGTCCCGTCCGGCATCGTGCATAGCGTGCGCGCTTTGTGCTCCGTATACCAATAATCCACGACGCGCACGCTCTTGGTGAGCTCGTTCGTGTTACTGAACCACCCCGGCGCCTCGTCGCCGAGCGCCCGCCACTCCATGTCACTGAGGGTCGCCGCGCGGGCCACGCGGTTTTTGCCGAATTCGCGCTCGTAATCCGTAATCGGCATGTCGACCCCGACGAAGCCCCATCCGGCATCGCTGCCGTCGGGCTGTTCGTGCGCCGGATCAAGCAACACACACGCCTGGTTGTAATACCGATGGATGTAGACCTCCTGATCCATCGTTTTGCCCGGCAAGTAGCGCGTCATCACGCCGTAATAGCCGCGACCGGCGATGGCCGCGCGCGACGCGGCCCAGAGCCGCGCATCGGTCGCTTCCGGCGCGCGTTGAATCCCGCGCACCAGGCCTTCGCGCACGTCAATCTCGCGGTCGCGGGCGGCATTCGGCGTCGCGAGCGGCCCGAAATCATCCGCCGCCGCAATCGTGACCGTAAACTCCGCGCCCTCTTCCATGTTGAGGACTTGTCGAACCGGCTCCCTCACCTTATTGATGGTGAGGGTGGGACGCTCAGGAGTGGGCGGCAAATTCCCGAGCGCCTGCTGCCCCTGGCGCTGCATCTTCGCTTCTGCTCCCCACTGGTCACCAGAATAGAAGCGCAGGTCATCGAGCTCGCGCTTGCGCTGCTCGAGATCCGCTTGCTCGGCCTGGCTGAAGCGGTCGCGCGCCAATTTGATGAAATCGTCGTCGGCTTTACTCATCGGCCACCCACTAACCAGCGCAGGCGCTGCCACACGGAGAGGTCTTTCGGGAGCAGCCCGCGCTGCACGGTCTGCAGCGTGGCGAGGTGATCGTCGTGGATCATCGTCAACCCCTCGAGAATCACGACGCGCGTCTCGAGCCGGCGCAGTTCTTCGGCGCACGTCTGCCGCGCGTCGGCGATGCGCTCTTCACTGCCGTGCGCGTGCCGCTCAAGCGCCGTCAACCGCTCGTCCACATGCTCGAGGCGCGCGGTGGAGGCATTGAGATTGGGCAGAATCTGGTGATTGATCGCGTTGGTCTGCGCGTCGATGATGTCGATCGCGTCGGCGCCGACGGTGCGCCGCACCTCACGCCGCAGCGCGCGGGCGGCGCGGCCGTTCACGCCGGCCACCGGTAGTCGTAGTCGCGCCGGATGCGCTCGACATCGAATGTGCAGATCGCCGACGCGGCGCTGATGGTGCCGACGCCGAGCCGCGCCAGGAACGTGCGTCGGTCCATCCGCACGCGGTCGTTCATTGCTCGCTCATCGCCGCGCCGCGGCTGTTCATGCCCGCGTCTCACACATCACTTCGCACCGCGCACTCTCCCGACCGCTCGGCGGCTCAGCCTGCCGAATCACCCGCACCCCCGACGGCAGCGTCTCCACCCGCGCGCCGAGATACGCAACCGCAATCGCCACGACGCGGCGGTTCGAGACCGCCTCGAGCACCATCGCTTCCGCGCGATCCTGTGCGTCCGATCGCTGCGGATCGAACGGCACCGAGATCAGGGTGAGGCCTGACGTCATCCGCGCGCCTCACACAGCACCTCGCACCGCCCGATGTGACGCCCAGTTGAGTGATCGTATTGAATGACCACGCGCACACCGGACGGCAGTTCTTGAGACGTCGCGCCGAGCAGCGCGACAGGATTCGGCACGATCCGGCGTCCCGCCACCGCGTCCAACACCATCGCTTCGGCACGATCTTGCGCAGCGGGCGTCTGCGGATCGAACAGGACGGAGAGTTGCGTCAGGGCCGGCGTCATCCGCGCTTCGCTTTCAGCCGCGCCGCGTAGCTGCTCGCGTGCTCCGGCTTGCCCTTCATCGGGCCGCTGGCGAAATCGGAGAGTTGCGTTTTCGTCATCGCCTGCCGCAGCTGCTTGGCTTTCGGAAACGTCGCGCCGTGCTCGGCGGCGGCCATCAATCGCTGCTGCGCTTTACTCGTGGCCGGCATCAGTGCGCCTCCGCGCGCCACTCGTCGGCGTTCAGGTGCGCGCCCTGGTGCCCCTCGACCATCACGCACCGCCCGCCCATCACCACCGCGTCACACTGCGGCACCGGCGTCACCTCGCCGGCAGACGATCCAGGCGCTGGCTTTGACGGTGGCAGCGGCGGCGGATTCAACATCTGCGGCGTGAGCGCGCCGCCGGCCGTGGGCGACAGCGGCGCCTGATATGGTCCCCAGACCGCGGCCCCTAGCGTGAGCGTCGCCGGGTCCACGCGCGCGAGTTCGTCCAACCGTGCGTCAATCTCGCGGATATCCATCGCGGCATCGGCCACGCCGTGCTGATCGCCCGCGTCCAGCTTCATCCGCGCATACGCCACCAACTGCGCCTTCTGCTGCTCGAGCGCCGCGCGTCGGTCCTCACTCATATCAGCTCCCAGTTTGGCCGCATTCTACACCCGCCTCATGCACAGCCCGCGTGGTAGGCTGGACCCCGATGGCCGACAAGCCGATTCACGACGTGCTGCACGAGCTCGCCGCGACCGCCGACTATCTGCGCGAGAACGGACGGCTGATGCGCGAAACGTCCGAACGGATCGCCGAGATTGCCGACCGCCTCGAGAAAAGCAACGTGTTTTCCCAGCGCGTGCTCGAGCATATCGACAAGGCCATTAACGCCGCGCTCCGCATCGAGGACGGCCCGACGCCCGACGCCTAACGTCGCCCTCACGCCTGCCACGACGCCGCCGGTAACCATCGCCCCGCCGTCGTCTGGTCCCCCCGCGGCGCCACCGGCAGCGCAAACGTCAACGCCAACGCATCCGCATCGTCCGGCGACGCCACCCCCCGCTTCCCCATCGATTCCTTCGACTCCAACACCAATTTGTTGTTCCGCAAGTGAAACCCCGGCCCCGCCAGGTCCAGCGCCAACCGCCCCTTCGCGTCCATCCCCCGCGTATCAATCGCCCCCCGCGTCAAC